ACCAGCTGTTGATGGAGAAGACGACCTCGTTTGCAGTACCGAGGACGTTAAGTCCAACCCCGAGAAATCGGGCGTGTCTGACCAAGCAGAAAGGTTGGTCAGAATGCTCATTGCTAAATATGGAGAAGACAAATCTGTTGAAGGACTCAGACTCCTGGAACATTTCAGCTCCCCCGCAGACTTCCTCGCTTTTCTTGAAGGAGGAAAAGGACGGATGATCAACGGGTTGATGAAAGACACCAGTCTTAAATGGTTGGGGGAAAAACAGATCGTCGACCACGACAGCAATGAGACACACGAAGTCCATGGCCACAACCATGGTCTTCTATCGTACATCGACGAATCGTGCACGTATATCGCTCAATGTCTGGCTGAAATAGTCGAGATGGCAGTGCAGACAGCGCATGATTCAGTTGAGATTGTGACAAATGCTTTCTCAAACATGAAGATCGTGATGATCGCAGACCAAATTTGGAAGAAAGTAACATCGACAATCGCCAGCACTCTGGGGCAAGTTCACTTTGTGTATGTAGCGATGATGTACTTCCTGTATAACATAATCACAGAAGTGCTTACAATGACATTTTGGAAGGTAACCAACGAACCATTCAAGTTGGCTAATTCTACATGGAGACTTGTAGTCGGCACGTATCTTCTCGCTAAGTTTCTATTGATGGGAACTTTCGTGAAAATGTGGTTTCCAAGTAAGGTTAAGATCGGTCAGAGCACCCGCACGATGCAAGAAGCGACCATCAGTGGTTCAATGTCTCCGCTACCAATGAGGCACGATAACCAAATGACTAGGTCTACCATCGATTTCTTTAAAGTCACTAAGAATGAGTACGTCGACGAGTTCGAATTTATCGGACAAGGTACGTATGTCTGGTTTAATGACTCAATGAGGAGAGTGGAATGCATCGTAACGGTGGGACACGTATTCAAAATTGCTACACACTTTTCACCAGCTGTGCTGAGAGCAGCGACTCTAAGAGACGGCACTTATCGAAAGATGACGCCGATTCCGGAGAAATGGTTTGAAAAGTGCATCAGCGACGCAGACGCTACAATGATAGAAGTGACCCCAGCTGAATTGTCCAAGGCAGGCATGCAGGGGTTCTTTGCCCCAACTTCGACGCAACTTCTCACGATGAGAGATGCGCCATATGTTAAAGCAGGAGTAACCACTAACATCAAAGTGATGGGATCATTGTACGAGAGACAGCAGAAAAACATCTTTTCCGTGGGAACAACCATTCCTTCCACAGACGACAATATCTTTAATGCGAAGCAAGTCTTCGAGGTCTTCCACAACGCCACAACCGAACCAGGATGGTCAGGAGGAGGCGTCTATTCAGTCGAAGACAAGATGAAAGTCGTGGGAATTCATGTTGGTCACAGAACATTCGACGGCCTCGCGTACAATCTCTTCATTGTTTCGGAGAAGTTTTATGACATGTACATGGATAAATATGACATTCAAGAGCTTCTTGAAAGCACGGTAAACGAATCCAAACAATGGGAAGACAATGGCAATGACTACAGAAGAGCCAGAGGAGGAAAACAAGGTGGCACTGGTCGAATTAGGGCTGGCGGCAAGCAAACCGCTGTCCTAGCTGACTATGTCATCGACTCCGAAAGCTATCGAGAGAGTCAGAGTTTTCGCCGCCCCGCCGAAGTGCCGGGGGACGGGGATGGCCAGCGTTCGCGACAGAAACTTGGTGTTCATGCGACAAAGCTGAAGGACATGTGCCTGGCTGCTGTGCGCGAGACATCAAGCTCGAAGGAGCCACAGTGTACGGTAGAGGACCAAGAAAGCACAACGAACCAGGAAAAGCTAAACTCACCGAGGATCAAGAAGGTAGGATTCGAAGAATTAACCCAGGAATCCTCAGTGAATACAAGCTCCCAAACAAGTCAGCTGAAAGCGCCAGACGGTGCTACGAAGACAACTTCAGGGGAAGAAAGCCAATCAGAGTGTCCGAGGAAGGACGAAGAAAGGCTTCAGAAGCTTACAAACACAGTGGAGTCGCTCACAGGATTAGTGACCCACTTGTTGACTTTGACAGAAAGTTCGATGAAGCAGTCGAGGAACTCCTTTCAGGAGGCGGCGGAGACAAAACTCCAGGTTACCCCTGGCACCAACTCTCCAACAAAAACTCGAAGATCATCAGCGGATTTAGACCAGCGCTTGCAAGGGCTGTCAAAGAACGACTTGAGGCGATACTTGAAGAAGGCGAAGGGGACAAAGAATTCAGGGAGTGCAGGGGGAACCCAGCCCTCTGGTATCACAAAGGCCTAAGAGACCCGCACAGGGTCTTTAAGAAGGGGGCACCGGAACCAGCAACAAAGAAGTATGGAAGAATCGTGAACGGCGAGTCTATTACAGACCAGCTTGTTCACCGCATTTTGTTTTCA